AACATATTTGCCGTGACTTTTATTGATACTGTTACGCAAACTAAAAATGCCATTGCTCTCTTGTTCGTAGCATTTGGTACATTCTTTGCAAGGCAAATCACGTAACATTTTTTTACGCATAGTTTTGTATGAATCATTGTTCCATACTTCTTCCATTGTGTTGTTTCGCAAATTACCCATATGCAAATGATACTCGCCAAAACAGCAAGGATATACCCTGCCATCTGCAAAGGCATGCATGTGTAGCCACGGCATCATACAAAATGTTTTACTATCTTTAATTCTATCTGTCATAGGTTGTTATACCAATCTGCTAGTTCAGGGAATGTTTCCTGGAAATTTTTATTTCTTCTCTTGTCGTACTGTTGATAAAACTTCTTAAAATCATTAAGTAGTTTTGGCATGTCAAAACTTTCACTATGGGGTGTTTCGACGCTTTGCAAGTATTCAATAAGACGTGTGACTTGACCTTGTTCAAATTGATGGCACTGCGATAAATCAATTTCTGCTAGTCTCTCAATGCACGTTCTTTTAATATGTGCAGGCAATACCAAGCAACTCTGAAAACTTGGAAAACGCAATATGTTCAAACTAAACACTGCAAAATCTCTTGTGTTATATTCTTTACGTTGTTGTAGAATTTTTTCAATCAAATCGGGCAATGTATTCAGCGATAATGCATTTACAGTCATCATACAGTGCGTATCAATTTTTGCTTCGTGAAGCATTTTTACATTGCTCCACCATAGATCAAAATCCATGCCATCACGCACATAGTCTTGTTGTGCGCCAATTGATTCTGCACTAGTGTATACATCTAAACTCGGTAACCATTCACGTGCATCTACAATACGTTGAATCAAGTCTGCTTTGCCGCCTAAGTTACTATTAATAGCAAGTTTAGTTTGACTTTTATCTACGTTGTCTTTGAACCAATCAAACAATCTCCACAGTTCGCCTGCCATAATAGGTTCGCCGCCTGTGATGCGTAGTTCCCGCAGTGTTCTGTGCAGATCACTGTCCCACCATTTAAAGAACGCTTCGATATATGGATTCTCTTCGCCGTACTTGTAAAGTTGTGCCTCAGGGTGTGTATGCGTAAAGTGATTACGTCCGTCACTGATTAAGTTTTCATACCCGCCATGTTGCTTTAGATCCTTGACCCAAGTACTACTAAACGCAGGATTACAGTAACTACACGCAAAGTTACAAGTTCTATCAAACGCAATCTCTAGTGTGCGCAAATCAACATCGTCTTCTGTCGGAGTATTGTATGCTGCTTCTAATTCATCATCAGTGTATATATTGCTTTTATAAACTCTATCACTGATAAACTCTTTGCCCATGTCTTCAATTTTCCAGCAGTATTCGCAACCGCTTGGACGTTCGCCGCATTTCATTTGTGAACGCTGTCTTTTCTTTTCTGGAGTATTGTGCAACAACTTAGGATTAAGTTTTACTGCTTCTGCATCAATTTTGTGTGGTAACGGGTGGTGGCAACTGGTAGTCATACCGCTTCCTAGCCAAACTGTAGCATTGTACCACTTTGCACCGCAGAAGCTATCGCTAAAAGTTCCTAAGTAATCTTTAAATTCTCTGTCTGTTCTATCCATAAACTTACCATGTTGTTGCATATTTTTTGTCAACCAAGTGAGCACTGCATTTGTTCTTGCACTCAGTCATTGTATTGAAGTCTTCTATAAATGTATTCCAGTGTTTAGCATTAATAACATTTTCAATTCCTTGTGTACTTATGTTGTTTTCGGGTATTACAAACTTACTTAGTCCAGTATGATTATACCTGTTTCCGACCCAGCAACACGGTATTAAATATCCTTGACTGTTTACAAAAATTCCTTTTGTTCCAATCAAACATAATGGTATAATGTTTTTGTTTTTGCTATCTTCTTTTACTTGATTATAATACTTTGTATTTTCTATTATAGCAGATTCAGTATTGGGAATCCTATTAGTAAATCTAAACACTTCTCTAAAAAATCTATGACCTTCTGGTATAAACTCTTTGTCGGGCTCTAAACTGTCATGTGTTTTGTTATCATTATAATGCTGATATTTACTTCCAAACTTAGTGCTTCTAGTTAGTTGAAAACTGTCAAATCCTAAGTCTCTTGCCATGTTTTTCATATCATCAATCTGAAACTGATTGAATTTAAAAACAATAGCATCCCATTGTAAAAACGCTGTGGTGTTTTTTCTAAGAGAACGTATACCCGATACTATACTTTCCCAATCGCAATTAACTCTGTACTGTTCATTTGATTTTTGATCCCAACCATCTAAACTAAAGTGTACTTGATCATTTTCATTTAATATGTTGCCAAGATCTTTCCACCACTGTGGCGATTTGTAACTTCCATTGGTTATAATATTAATATTAACACTTGGATTTTGCTGTTTAAAAAAATTTACAATGCTAAGAAAATCTCGTGCATAAATTGGGTCGCCATCGTCGCCACAGAATGTTATTTTTTTAATTTGATCAGCAAATGTAAAATTTTTTTCAAAAAAGTCTAAACGCAGTTGTGTTTGTACCAAACTTTCTGGTATTTCAGTCCTAGGGCATCTAGGACATTTTAATGTACAAATACTACTAACTTCAAAATGCCAGTGCCATAGTGGCCAATTAAACAGATTCTGCATAGTGTCTACATTCACTCCACCAGTCACTCATTTCTGGAAATACCTCCATGAATACACTGTTATGGCGATGATCGTGTTCTACAAAAAATTTGTAAAAGTCGATCATATTTTTTTTGATATCTAAGTTTGGATGCTTGCTACGCATCCACGCAATATCTCTGCGCATTTTATTAATTTCAAAATCTTTAAATCCAACAAACTCATGTATATCATCTACTATAACATGCGCCTGCATCCAGTGTAACGTTTGTTCTAGATTCCAGGCATAACTCTCGGGCATAATCTGCAAACTTTGCCACTGTGGCTGCCTCAACAACGGAGTGTCAAACCATACACGTTGATATGTAGTGCTGTGTTTTGCTCTAAGTTTGAGTATCCATTTTAGGAAATCCTGTATACCAGGAATACACAAGTTGTTCATTGTGATAATAAATGTTACACTGTTTCTTCCAGGGATTTCAGTTAAGAAACGTTCTACATTTTTTTGTAGTCTTTCAAAATCAAGCCCAGGTCTGATATATTCTGCTTGTTCGCCCCATGTGTCAACACTAACAAACTGCATAAAATGTTCAATTGTTTCTTCATTGCACAAGCGTTTGGCATAGTCCAAATACTTTTCAAACAACTGAGGCTCAACACTAAAGTTACTAGTAGTATTGATATGTAAGTCGGGCTTGGGGTTTTCTAATATGTAATCAAATACTCTGTAAGTATTTTTATCCATCATGGGCTCGCCGCCTGTCATGCGAAAATGTTTTAACTCTGGATATAAATCAGGCCACCATTTCCAAAATGCTTCTACATAAGGGTTATGATCTCTATTAGGAATAATTTTATCTTTAAAGTGCTCCGGAGCATTATGTGGTACTGTAGTTGGATATGCACCGTATCTTTCGGTTTGCTTACCCCAAGTGCTACTAAACTGAGGACTGCAATAAGTACATTCTAGGTTACACGCATTACTAAAATTAACCTCGACGTATGCAGGATTAATGTCGGCGTCCCATTCTGCATTTGCAACTTCGTCAAATTTTGTAAATGCCCACGGCTCGCCGCTTCGATAATGCCGATCGCTAAGATTTCCAGTATCTTCGATATTCCAGCAGTAACTACACTCAGCTGGTCGTTCGCCATTGAGCATTTTTTTACGCTGTTGTTTCTTGTGTGATGTGTTGTGTAATGCACTGGGATTGTCTTTTATTTCATCAACACTAATCTTGTGCAAAGGCGGATGATAGCAACTGTTGTTTAATCCGGTGGGCAAGTGCAAGCTAACTTGTTTCCATTTAGCCAAGCAAAAACTATCACTAACAGTGTTTAATGCAGCTTTTGCACGTTCGGCATCATTTAAATAGTCACTCATTCTTCATTTTCCTTGATGAACTTTTTCTCGAAACCTTCCCTTAGCATAACATCCAAGTTAGGTCGGCGGTGCTGATATTTCTTAAAAAATCTGCTTGAGTCTGCGTCCATATCAACAATTGGCAAAGCTAACTTTCTTTTTAATTCTTTTCCAATGTCTTTGCTGTCTTCCTCTGGCGTAACATCTTTCTGTTGATCCCATAACTTTTCGAGTGCATCAAAGTCTTGTACTTTTGTATGGTCCCAACCTTCTAACATTGTTAAATATGTTCCTAAACGTGCACCATAGATTGCCCAGTGCCCAAACTCTGCATCTGCACCCACTGTTTGCCAAACCACAAGATGATTCATGTTTTGCGCATGTACTCGCTTCTCAAACTCAGCCAGTGTAGGTTTTGTGCCTCTATCTAAGCACATTTTTACACCTTCTCGAAATCCGGCACGCCATGCATGTTTAGCACTACCATTTGGGTATGTAGTACTCCAAGTGTCGTGCATTGCCCAGTATAAGGGATCAAAACAAAACTCAACATTGTTTTCGTCGGTGCCGTTGCTTGCTTCGTGCGTTTGCATATTCATTATAAAGTCTTTTGTCCAACAACTTAGGCCGCCGTTGCCGTAACTTAATCCATTGACAGAATTTTTTGCTCGCCATCTAAATACTGCATTTTGGTTGTTGCTATCGATACGCAAGACTTGATTAAAAAAGTTCCAGTCTGGCAAATTATCGCCGTCAATTAATACAAATCTATCCGTGTCGCTGGCCTCTGCGGCTGCTTTATGTGCAGCATCGCTACCCTTTACACCATGTACGTGTTTTGCCCACGGTAATTGTGCACTAATTACTGCCCAGAATTCTTCGTACTTAGGCTCATCGTATGTTAAGTAAATGCAGTCCAATTCTGCAACATCAATTAATTGTTCAGTCATATTTCCACCGATTATTTCCGCTACTGTTTAACAGTAACATATTATATGTATCAGTTGCAATATTTCCTTTATCATTAGGAAATACTTGCAGCCTATTAGGTATTTCTTGCAAGCTTAATTTTTTTACTCTACGAACTATCTTTCCATCAACTACGCTAACTCTAGGATCCTGATGCGGATATGTATCGGCTTCATTGCGACTTATTTCAATATAAGGTTGATCAGTTTCGTCGGTCGTAACACTTATTGGTTTTCCAGTTTCGGGATCATAAATCAGTTTCCAGACTAATGTTTTGTTAACTGGCGGAATATAATTTTCAAGTGCTTTCCATAAGTTTTCTGTAGTTTTGTTCATAGTAATTAATTAACTCGTTGGTTGCAAATGTTTTGCTTGTATAATGTATAGGCAGGCGCTGTGGATAATGACCGATCCATAACTGGTCGTTGTGTTCGACGTGCAATTGATTGTGCCATGATTCTCCTGCCGGTAAACTATTTAGCGGTTCTTTTAAATGAACAAATCTCGGATATGCTGCTCCAGGTAACGTGCATTTTTCAATTCCGTATATTTCTGCAGCAATAGCAAATATCTCATCATCTCGTGGATTGGGATTATCGTTTTTAATTAAAAATTCATTTGCAAACCAATCCCAGTTATCGCTTATTTCTGCGCAGAGTTCAAAGAATTCAGCACTTTCAGGGCCATCTCTAAAGTAATAAAATGCTGTGTAAATATCCGGTAAATGATTTAAGTCAAACAATTCTCTATGCCAACGACTAGTGATAACTTCGTTTTTGTAATTTTCTACAGTAGAAGTTAACAACACCCTCCACTGTTCAAAACTGTTCCACCAACGTCCGATATCATTAACAAATAACATGTCTGCATCGAGCTTGATACTGCGCTTCCATGGAGATAGATTTCGAACACGCCATTCTTGTGAAAAACTCCAAGGTTCTGTATTAACTACAATACAATCAAATATTTTTTCGTGCTTGGGTTCAATTCTATTGGCAGTTTCTTTGTCTACAATTACTGCATAGTTAGTTTCGTTATGTTGTGTAAGTTTTATACTTAATGCTTGCAGGTATGCTTGTGCAAGATAGTCTGCTTGAGCGTTATGTGCAACAGTAGTAACAAATCCGCGATTGCCACTGTACTCTTTGACCATATTAATTTGCATTACTACTCCAATTTTGCAAATACTCTAAGATGTCATCTGACATTATATTTTTGTTTAATACATGAATGTCATTGTTAATTCTTATTATATTATCGCTGTACCGAAACTTTATTCCGTGCTCGTTTGCATCAACTATAGCACAGTCTCCAGTTGTCATATGCATAGGCCAGGGCATTTTATAGGCAGGCATCATATGAGAAACAATACTAAAAACCATATCGTTACGGTACTGCTTATGAGAAAAGCCAAATACTCGGCTATAGTACTTGTAATTATCGGCTATCATGTTAGCATAATCAAAATATTCTTGTGCATCCTGATTCCAATACATTGCTGTTGCCCAGCACTGAGGTATTGTTCGATTAGGAAGATTGAGATATTTGTCAAAGCTTTTTCTGTTAGTTGGATCATAAACACGATCAATAATCTGAAAAGGGGCATCAAATTCAAAACATTTTAAATATTGATCTGTTTGTAAAAAATAGTCAACATCCAAGAGCAGTGTTTTCTTAAATGGTGTTAAGTTAAAAAGTTGGCGGCGATAATCGTTATACCAATTGTATGATTGATGCACACGATCAATTGCAACATGTCGTGTATCAGCTACAGGTTTGTTAACAATTATATGTTCGTCAAACCCTTCGACTTTAGTATCGCTTACAATACCAACTGGTAACTTAAGATGTTTTCTTACAAGATTTGCACAGACCTTTGCTAGCTCAGTGTAAGGAAGTATTTTTCCTTGATCTGTAACACTATCAAATGCAACCAACAATACCCCACTAGACATTGTCAGCTTTTCTAATGCTTGACAATCTAGCATACTCAGCTGCCCAGTTATTGGCCGCAAATTGATATTTTTGTTTGCAGATTTCTAGTAGTTCGTTAGGATTTACTTGCCTAGGAACACAGTAAATGTCCTCGACTGTCATTTGCTCAATATTTACAAATGCTGTGAGGAATGCAATAGTTTCTCTATCTGCACGCCACATACCTCCGCCAAAAGCAAAAGTTAATTCGTTTTGAAATTGTTCTTGTAAATTTAAATAAGAAAGCTTGCGTTCCCACGCAAGCTTTACTTTATGTTTTATATCGTTGCTCATAGTTTAAGATAACACGTTTAAAAGTGTTTGTCAAGTTTTATGATTGTGTGACTGTTAAGTTATCAGTTGCAGTTGGTGTACCCCAAGTACTTGTAAGATATGTGGTGTTTGCTCCGTTAGCTGCAGCATCTACACGTGCTGTTCCGCTTACTGCGTCATCAAAGCCATCTGCTGCGCCATCAACAAAGTATGCACGAATAATAATTTCTGTGCTACTACCTGGTGCTGCATTTAGACGAGCTTGTAAATAAAGTACGTTACTACCGTAATCTGCACCGCTACCTGTATTTGAATCTACTGTGTAGTTACTTGTGCTCAAGTTATTCCAAAAAATGCTGTTAGTGATGGTTGCTGAAGTTTCATTTGCAATTGTGTCCCAGTTGTTGCTTTTGGTGTTGCCACTAAAGCTACTACTAATAGTGTTGCAAGTAATTGTTCCGCCTGCATTGAAAAAATAACGCATTGCATTTGCGCTGCTGAATGTAAATTTGCACTCGCGTACTGCATTGCTAGTCCAGCTTGTGCCGCCACTAGCGTTTGCTGTTGCTAATTGAGTTACACCTACGTTATTGTCGTCTTTGTTTGTGGTTATGTTGCTAATTTGAGTGCTCAACGAAGCCAAAAACTCAATTGTATCGCCTGTTGTTGGTTGTGTAAGTCCACTTGTAACGCCACTTTGGTGTTGGCGCATACTATCGATTCTTGCAATCAATGATGCCCATTGTGTTGCTGTTACTGTGCTAGATACTGCTACTGTGCTTAGTGTTGTTGATTGCCCGTAACCTGTTGCGCTTGAGCCGCTGCCCCAGACAGCGTTAACGCTGGCTACGAATCCATTATAATCAGTTGCTTCAATTAATCCGCCACTACTGTATGCCATCGGAATTCCTTTTTTTAATTAATCTTGACAACAGATAAAACTGTGCCTTCTTCTTTTGTATACTTATCTTCGAGGGCTCTTCCAATAACGTTAAAGCTATTGACTTCGTTAGATTGTGCTGCCCTTGCAACGCCCGGAACGTTACTAGAAATTAGTCTTTGTCCTTTAAGGACAGTTCCAACTACACGCACTGGAACTCGTCCTGTCATTGCAATTGCTGGGTGTGTGGAGTTATTACCTGCACGTGCATTCATTAAATACGCTGCTTTTCCACTAACAACACCAAATACAGTATCGCTACCTTCTTCGGTGACTTCTGTTACTTCTTTATTGCCGCCCAATGATACTACTGTGCCAGCTGAATATTCTGCATCTGCTTCAAACCGTTCTGCAAGGTCAGCATATAGTGCTTCAATTGCAGTACCGTTGAGTGTTTCCGCATAAACGTTTGCCCACTTAAATGTAGTACTACCAATGTCGTGTGCACTATCAGTATTAGGCAAAAGATCTCCAGTCATTGCATTGGTGCCATCTAATGCAACTGCATTTTCGAGTACCCACTCAGTGGATGCAATTTTTTTACTAGAATCAGCAAGTGCTGGTTTTGATTCTATCTCAACATAGCCAGTTGCACCATCGACTGTTAATGCTGTTGTCGGAGTTCCGCCTACGTTTACTCGTAGTAGTATATCTCCGTCGCTTGTTGCATTGCCCAATACAGTGTTTGTGCCACTTACACTAAGTGTTAAGTCGTTATCGGCACCAATAATAATACCGCTGTCGTTTGCAACAGTTAAGATACCGGTTGTAGTATCATTTGTGTCGCTACGCAAGAACTGTGTGCTGTCTAGGCTATCAAGTGTTTGTGCATTGGTTGCATCGCCTTTGAACGTTGCTCCGCTAACTGCACTGCTTAATTGAATACCAGGTGCAATAGTTGCAAATCCTGCAATTGCACTCTGCGGTGTAAACGTTGAATCTTTGCTTACAGTACCAACAATAGTGTCATTAACAAACAATTTAACTACAACGTGATTGCTGCCTAAATTATCTGCTATAGTAGAAACAATTGCACCAGATTCACCAGTAACACTAGTAAAGCTAGGACCAACTAGAACCCAGTTAGTTCCGTTGTAAACGTACAACTGTTGGTTGCTACTGTCAAACCACATATCGCCTGCTGCAGCACTTGTTGGCTGGCTGGCGCTACTTGTAGAACCACCAATTACTTTAAATGCACTACCGGTATATGCTTTAAGCAAACCGTTTGTAGTATCCCACCAAAGTTGTCCACTAATTGGATTACTTGGCTGAGTTGTATTACTAAAATTTTCAAGTAGTTTGACGAAGTTTTCGTTTAGCAGCTCGCCATAACCGCTGTAGTTCTTACCAATAAGTGTAAGATCTGTTGTAGTATCAATGGTACCATCTGCAATTGTTGTTAAAACTGCGCCGCTTTGTTTGTTAACCGTATAGGCCATCTAAGAAATCTCCTGGAATATTAAACTTATTTATCAATTCGAATTATGTGATATTATTTATCAAACTGTCCCTAAGCTGGTTAAAGTTTGGATTCTCACCGTATAATCGATTTGAATAAGTCTGTTCAAACTTTTTTGCACTGGATGAAATACCACGTGTGTTAGTAGTTTTCCTGCACCAACGGTTCCGTTCCATCCTTTTAATCCTAACTCATCAAAAACAAAGTCGTCATCAAAGTTAGTAGTATTGTCAAATGCTTGCTGACCACTAGGTTCACCGTAATCCAACAAGCAACTTACAACAATATCGGTGTACACCAATCCAGGTGTATGTATTACATCAATCTTGTTACGTGTAGGATCTAAGTTCAATGAACTGTTATTATCAACTACTTTATAATAAGTTTGGTTATACAAGTCTGCACTTGCTCCGGTGCTATTAGCCGGCAGATAAGTTACTACTCCTGTTTGGTCAACGCTGGTTCCACCGTTACCAAAATGCATTTCGTGTACAAAACCTGTTGATTTGTTTGCCAACGTGTTAGCCAATGCTTCACTCATATTTTCGTAATGAATTGCATTACGTTTATCAACGAACACTTCCTTGCTTTCGGGGTCAAATATCTTGATATGTCCCTCGACGTGTACACCGCTACTTTCGTTTGGTTGTGACATTTTTATATCTTCTTTATTTTGTGGCATTTTAAAATTTACCTACTACACACTCGATCAGCTTTTCGCCGGTATCGTCGCTGCTTTCTAACGCACGACCAATTATCGATAATACACTATTAATATCCGCATCGTCGATTGCTTGTGCTACACCTGGAATATCGCTACTTACAATACGCTGACCTTTTTTGATTGCTCCTGTTAACTTTACACTAATTCTACCACTAAGAGCAACCGGTAATCCTTCTGCTGCGCTGTTCATCAAGTAGGCTGGGTTTTCACTGATTACGCCAAACACTTGTGTATCACAGCAGTGAGTTGTTTGTGTAATTTCAGCATCGCCACCTAATTTTACAACTGTACCAACTGTGTATTCGCTGTCGCTAGCATAAATTTCAGCAAGGTCAGCATATAGTGCTTCGACTGCGGTACCCATAAACACACTAGCTGATAGTGTATTTGAACTTGGATTATATGTTAGGTTAGTGTCAACTTCAACACTTTGGTCGCCTGTTGTACTATCTACAAACGTAACATAAACAGTTTCATTTGTATTAGGGTTGGTTGTAACTGTCACATTGGTTGCTGTTGTAGCAGTTGTAGCAGTGGTTGCTGATGTTGCTGATGTTGCTGTATCGGCATTACCTGTTACATTTCCTGTAACATTTCCTGTTAAGTCGCCCGTTACATTTCCTGTAACATTTCCTGTTAAGTCGCCCGTTACATTTCCTGTAACATTTCCTGTTAAGTCACCTTCGAAAATATTAGCAACAAACGTTTCAGTGCCAACTGTCCACTTGTCATCTGATTCATTCCACAGCAACGTTTTGTTAGCCAAATCTCCGCGAATGATTCTAATCCCGGAATTTTCAGTCGGAGTACCTGTTATAAAGTTACTGTTTAAATCAATAAGGTTATCTGCTAAACTGATCGTTTCGGTGTTTACTGTTGTGGTTGTTCCAGACACTGTTAAGTTTCCAGTAACAACTAGATCGTTGCCAATTGTTACATCGTCTGGAAGACCAATTGTTACTGCGGCTGTTTCAACGCCGCTTCCTGACACTTCAATCTCGTTTGCTGTACCTAATATAGTTGCTACATAGTTACCAGTTGTTCCTGATCCTAGGTTTACGTTGCTAGCACCGGTAACTGTGGTATTGATTGCAATATTTCCTGTGCCATCAAATGTAGCACTACCTGTTGCATCACCTGTTAGCTCAATTGTACGTGCAGTAGCAAGTGCGGTTGCTGTATCAGCATTGCCAGTTACATCACCTGTTACATTGCCTGTTACATTGCCAGTTAAGTCACCAGTAACATTACCTGTAAATACTGCATCAGTGCCATCTGTACCATTTTCTAATATCTTGCTTGTGCCGTCAATCGCAAATACATCACCAGTTACATTGCCAGTTACATTGCCAGTTAAATCGCCAGTTACATTGCCAGTTAAAGGTGCTGTAATACCAGCAAACGTTACTGTATCTGTAGTATCTACTGCTTGACCAATACTAATTGCACCTGCATTGTATGTTACACCAGTACCAGCTGATAAGTGATTATCTATTGCTGATTCGACACGAGCTACAGTATGATAAAGGTTAGTTCCTTCGCTTAGATCAGTTGTCGACTTGCTGCTCAAGTCTAAATTAGCACCTGCTTGTAGTGCAATGCGAGCATCTGCTCTAGCATCTGTAAAATAAAGGTTTGTGCCTTCGGTTAAATCTGTGGTTGTTTTAGCAGCAAAGTCTGTGTCAAAGTCTGTACTAGTATAGCTGCTGCCGCTGGTAACAGTACCAGGTACCCAAACACTAGATGAATTAGACCAAACCAACGACTGCCCATCTGTTGGTGCAACTGATGTTGTATCAACATCACTCAATGTACTAATACTAGATGCAGCTATTCTGCTGTTAGCACGAGCATCTGCTCTGTCATTTGTAAAGTAAAGATTGGTCGGTCCTTCGGTTACATCGTCTGTTGTTGCTGCGGCAATGCGAGCATCTGCTCTTGCGTCTGTATAATACAGATTTGATGTGCCTTCTGACAGACTGTCTGTGTTGTGGTTAGATAGGTCACTGACAGTACCAGTTACATCACCTGTTACATTGCCTGTTAAGTTGCCAGTTACATCACCGGTAACTGCACCTACTAGATCTGCTTCAATTGATGAAGGTAATCCAATTGTAACAGTGTTGTCTGTGACTGCAGTTGTAATCTGATTCGTTGTTCCGCTAATTGTAAGCGTATCACTACTGAGTGTAACTGAATCAGTTCCAGTGTCTCCTGCCATTGACAGCGCACCTCCCGAACCAGCAATTTGGCTATCTACATATGCTTTTGTTGCAGCATCTGTATTTGCTGTTGGAGTTGCTAAGTTAATAATTTTTTGCGAATTTAAATCAAAATCAGCACTTGGTGCTAGTGTAAATGTTAGATCATCGCTATTTGTTGTAGTAGTAAACACATCAGCATCCATTATGAGTGTTCTCAATTGGATGTCAGTGCCAACTTTTGTTTTGTATACTTCAGCACCAGTGCCTACGTTTACAGCATCGTTTGCTTCGCCTGTACCGCTGCCGTTTGTTATTGAACCAGGTTGCCATTCGCTGTCTACACTGTTCCAAATCAAAGCCTGACCGTCTGTTGGTGTAGATGATGTTGTATCAACATCTGCAAGCCCGTCAATACTAATTGCAGCAATGCGAGCATCCGCTTTAGCATCTGTGTAGTACAAGTTGGTTGTGCCCTCTGGCAAAGTATCAGTGTCAACCAATGACAAGTCCAAGTTAGCACCTGTTGCTGCGGCAATGCGAGCATCTGCTCTTGCGTCTGTATAATACAGATTTGATGTGCCCTCTGACAAATCATCTGTATCTGCTGCTGCTAGTTTAGCATCCCAACGTGTATTTGTGTAGTACAAGTTGGTTGTGCCCTCTGGCAAAGTATCAGTGTCAACCAATGACAAGTCCAAGTTAGCACCTGTTACTGCAGCAATGCGAGCATCTGCTCTTGCATTTGTAAAATAAAGGTTTGTGCCTTCGGTAATGTTGTCAGTTGTAGAAGCTGCAATGCGAGCATCTGCTCTTGCATTTGTAAAATAAAGGTTTGTACCTTCTGAGAGATCAGTAGTAGTTTTAGCAGCAAATGATGTATCAAAATCAGACTGACTAAAACTACTGCCAGGTTCAAAAGTACTTGTTGCACTATTCCATATAATGGTTTCTCCGTTGTTGATACCACTAGTATCAACATCGCTCAAACCTGCTAATGTCCCGGATCCCAACGAAGCTGTTGTGGGTGCCCAACGACTGTTTCCGTTATCCCAAGCTAGTACCTGACCGTCGGCTGGTGTTGCTGTGTGCACATTTGACAAATTGGACAACTCAGCGGCTGCAATGCGAGCATCTGCTCTAGCATCTGTAAAATAAAGGTTTGTGCCTTCGGTAATGCTTGTGGTATTAAATTCAGTAAAATCAATTGCTATTTCGCCCGAGGCAATACCAATACCATTTCCAGCAGTAAATGCACTGCGAATCTCTCCATTGGATGCGCCAACATACGTTAAAACTTGCGTTTCGCTGTTCCACGATAAGCTGCCAGCGCCGCCAGAATCAATAACTTGGTTTATGCCATCTCCAGAGGATGTGTTAGACTCAATTGTTTCAACACGTGTGCTTAGATCGATAAAGTTTCCATCTAATTCAGCGTGTGTTAACGCAATTCCTTTTGTTGTTCTTAGCGTAATAGCCATTAAATTTCCTCAAATAATACTGTGTTTTTATTTATCTATCGCCCGAAGCTGCATCATTGACATAATCATCGTCAACATATCCACCAATTATATACTGTATGCTGTCAATTGAAGCTGCATCATCAACATAACCGGCGTCAACATAATCATCGTCGAGATACTGGTGTAGCGATGACAACGGTAGTTCTTCAGTTAACATTATACCTGGTTTTTCTGTCAAAAATTTCGCTTGAATTGTGCTTGCATTTTGTAAGCCAGCGCCGTTGCTTGGTGTAGTATCACTTTCGTCATACCAGGTAACATTGCCACCTCCTGGAATAGAAGTACGCTCACTGGCATCAATAACCAAACTGCCTGCTCTATGCTGTGTTAGGGACCCGGTTCCGCTTGTTCCGCGGCGTATTTGCCCTAGTGTGTTTCCTACTTTGGTATAGTAAGTGATTCTTTCAGCATTGATAAACACCACACCGGGCAGTCCTAAATCCGGACTTGGTTCTGCTAACTTGCTAGCATCTTCTACTAATATTTCTGCGTCTGTTAAATTTAGGTCTTGTGCTAATACTGTACTTTCTGCAGCACTCATCCTGTTATAACTTACGCTGTCGTTCATATCTTTAAAGATTTGGAAAGTGCTTGCAGTCTTGTACTCGGTTGCACTACTCCAGGTGATAACGATTACTGTATCATCATTAATAATAATATCGTCGGCCATTTTAACCAACCCACTGGCTACAATATAGTCAATGTTTGGAAACAGCTTGCGACCATCGACTGAAACCAAAACACTAGACGAAGTATTTTGATCATTGTCAATTGGGTAAGAAATATCCAGTGTGCTAACTGAAGCCGTGCCATCAAAACCGGCAGTGTCAAAGCCAATTGCATCAAAACTTAGATCTACTTCAGTAGTGGTTTCTAGCTGCTCACTGCCAACAAATACTTTGGTTTTGATCTTATAGGCATCGTGCGAACTAAAACTAGTAACTGCTAGCAGGCTTCCGTCGGGTACTGTTATTTCGTCGCTGATCCTGATAGTGTTAGAGCTGTCGTAGAAGTATTCAGAATTGGCTACATAAGTAATGCTGATTTCATCACCGACTGTCGGAGCACTGTAGAAAGTCACAGTCGGAATAGTGCTGCCATCTGCCGGACTTAATTCAAAGTCACTTGCATCCTGTCTAATTCCGTTTAACCATACTTGCACATCTGCAAATGTTAAACTGTTGTATTCTTCTAACGCACTAGTCGGCATAGAATAAGACAAAGTGGAACCATCGCCTGTATAATAATTTGTATTTCCAGGGCGTAATCTGTCACCGTTAAGTTCAACAATCAGAACAGTATCTTTGCTGCGATCATATCGAATACTTTCGTCCAATTCAACGGTTCTGTTACTATCATCAACCATTTCTAACTGTGTGTATGGTTTACTGATAGTGTTTCTTTCGTCGTTGCTACTGCCAATAAAGTGTATATGAGTATTCTCAGCAGGAGCACTATCAAAACTTATGATTGTTCTATTATTGTCATCGGTGTCTTTGTAAATAGTATGGCTGCTAGATTCAACTCCATTAATCAATAACAAATGATTAGCAATTCTATCGTACGGAGCAATTATCTTAAAGAGACTTGTGCTTCCATCGCCATCAAAATGATGGTCAACTATAACACTTTCGCCCTGCAGTCTAACGTTATAAATTTGAAGAATATCGTTGCTTGCTGGTGCTGTTGCAAATATTATTTCGTTTGTACTATAATCAATCGAATAACTTCCGTTGCGACTAACTTCGTAGAAACTACCACTTGGGATATTACTAGCAACAGCTTGTCCCGATTCACTTATATTTCTATATCTTGCTCCGCCATTTTTCAAGTAAACCATTAAATGATCACCAATATGAATATTTTTCGGATCAAATTTAAACCTTGTGGTGACTCCATCTGTTCTATAACTGACTAAATTCCAATCAATTCCAAAGTCAGTGTCTTGTATCAATGAGTTGGTTGCTAGAGTATGTACTCGAATATCCAATGTATCGTACACTCTACCTGGAATCATTTCTTCAGGTGCATGACTGTGATAAGTGTCTATGAATTTGCCACCGTGTGTAACGATATCTTCTGGCTTAGTGCCCAAGGTAGTATCAAGGAACTTGCTATACAATGTTTGATCTAACACTGTTGGGTCAATAACCGGTACGCCCTCAGGACCAATAACACTACTGTCAAGTCCTTCGACATCAAAGTTACTCACATCAAAACCTGGGTTTTGGTTAAATTCAGCACCTTTGAGATTAACTCCAGGGAACACTACTCCGTCAAATAACTGCGAAAGATCTTTTCCGAGCATACCGTCTTTGGGCTGATAAAATGCCATGGTTCTGTCCAGATGGCTTACCAATTGATCGCCCGACGATTCTATTAAGTTTTCACTAGTGAAGTTAGCACCCGCAGTAAATTGCTGATCTACCAAGAACAACTTATTGTTGTACCCAATGTACTCGCCTTGATAGTAAGTTAATCCTTCGGTCCATGGAAGAACACTGCTCATAAAGCTTGCAAGACTACCATCTTGCGTTACAGTTGTTCCACTAACATCAATACTGTTTACCCCGACAGTCGATCCTAAGCTTCGAATTTCTGCTTGTAGCAATTCGGGCGTCCAGCCTCGTGTATCTCTGCGCTCATAAAAATGTACTCGACCACTTGTATCATCAAAGAACCTATAGTTAGGAACACCCGACACAGGATATTGGTTGGATCCGATCCAAGCGCCAGAACTTAATAGGTTTAGAACTGCATCAATAACACCGCCTGCGCCTGTTTCTCTACTGATACTTTCGTTTCTTGTATCAATTGATTGGCCGCTAATATCTTTAAACTCAACCAACCAACCTGCTGATGTAGCAACACGGTCGAACTTAATTGTAGTGTCAAAACTTCTAACTTTGTTGTTAACCAGTCTAGGGGAGAGCATTGCAGGATCACTGGTTTCACTGCTAATGGTAATAGTCGGTGTTGTGATATACCCAGTGCCAGGCTCAACTACAATCACCGATGTAATACTTCCGTTGTTAACTATTGCTCGAAGTTTGGTTCCAGAACCGCCTCCACCTGATACTGTTAACTCAGGAGGAACAATATAGCCGCTTCCTCCGTAACTTATATCAACACTGCTCATTTGCAGCGTATAGTTGTTGCTCCAATCAATGTATGGATCTAGGTTTAATACAATATCATCTTCAACAGTTTGTCCAGTTGGGCTACGGTATTGGTTGTTTGTAAAGTCGTAGTATGCAGGCAAATCAAAGTCGGTTGTTCGTGCATCTGCAGTATCTGTACCGTTGTAAGACAGTACAAATTCTGATATTTTTGTATGATACGGTTTAACTTCGTTAATGTATTGTCTAATAGAGTCTTGGTTATCCTGTTGGTAAACCGGTATCTGCTGCAATGCTCGCTGTGTCTGGTTAACCTTAATCAAACTGGTTTTAAACACCCAATCGTTATACTGGTTTTCGGTTATTACATACTTTAGCATATGCAAGAACCAAAGATTCTTCTCTACTGTGCCTTCTTCGACGAAAATCTTTTCGTATACACTACGTATGATATTTTGAATTTCAAGGCTTGGCCAATCATCAAACAGTTGCAACCCAAATCCATCTTGGTCCCAGCCTTGAAGATTGTTTACGGTTTTCCACAGATCTTCTTTGATCTGTATTGTGCCGTTTTCTTCTTGTACTGTGCTCCAAGAATTGTTTTGTCGAAGAACTACTTTAAACAATCCGCGACCGTTGTCTCTAATCTTAATAAAGTCGCCTTCGCTGGCTGTTATACTTTGAAGGTTGTATTCAAAATCAACTACATTTTCAATTACTGCAGGAACATCAATTTCTGGGTCTGTCCATGTAGTATATTCTATATATCTAGCATTATTGTGACCTTGTATACGATGTCTAACCCAGGTGTTGTTTTCTAATAATTTATATATTACCCAACGGTTGCGTGTAGTTTCATCAGATTTTACCAATACCTTGTAACCGGTGTTGAGTATTTCGCTAACCAAATAATCTAGTTCTACACGATTGTTTACTAATTCATTGTATTCAGTAATGTCGGGATACGGATCAGATGCTACTACATCGCTGATATCTTTGCTATACACTGCTGGAATTTTTGCAAAAAACCGATTCATATAAGCAACAGTTTCTTTGACTGCACGAGCACGATCAGCAAACATTGTTTGTCTTGGTCGGAAGCCAATCCCATATCTTTCAAACTCGTTTAGAGAAATGTCAGGAACCAAGTTTCCGACTCTGTCCTGGCCAGCCAAACTGTCAATCATTTTTGTTACTAACTTTGCCGAAGGAATACTGTTTTTATCGCCTTCGGCTATGATTTTGTACTCGTTGTGGAATACCCCATCGTTTTGCGCAATGTCATAGTCAACTACAATTGCTGTATTATCTTGTACAAAACGACTTACATTGTAAATTCCAAAACTGTTACTGTCGTAAAACGCAACAAACGGAACGTTGTTTAGTTTTGGATTAGATATCAATTCTTCGATCTGAACACTACTTAAATTTCTGTTGCCTGCGCTTCGCGGTGCACGTGTTTTTCCAGCAACCCAGAAATAATAACTTGTATCAAATTTTCCAGTTTTTTGATTGTATTCTGTAAATACGTTGAATTTGCCAGGGTCTAGCGCATATGCACTTGGATTTGTCGAGTCTTGATAGTTCTCTGGAGACTGTGTGCTTCTTGTCCACTCAGCACATATGATTCTGCTTCCTGGAAAACTTAATCCCCAATTGGCAGCACGGTATTCAATGTCGTCTTGTGCATACTCAGTCCACTGAGTTAACGCTGTGTTCCACCATACTTCATTAACGTGCTCTTCTCCCCATACTACACCACCGGCTGTGTTAACTGCATTGCTGTATGTAGCTGGGTCAACTTCTGTTTGATAATCGATTTCCTGTTTGGCAGCACCAGCAACAAAACCTTGTGCTGGGTCAATTATATTAAGGTCGGTGATCTTTTCTCCGCTAGTAGTATCGTACAAATACACTTTGTTAATCAAGTTTAGATCAAGCTTAGGAGACTCACTGCGCAGTAAATCCCAAGTATCTTTGCCTGACGTGTTTGTAAATCCATACACAATACCGCTATTGGTAATGCTGTTATAATCACTGCCAGGAGCGCCAACATATATTGTGTTATCACTAAAGTCAATTGCTGCACCAAAGCCGTCGAACTCATCAATATCATTTGGTGCTAGTTCTTCAGCCAGTAGCATCTCTGCAGGATCATCTACAGTAGAATTTGGTTTAGATATTAGCTGGTACAAAAACACACTTCCGCTTTGCTTTTGCAAAGACGATATAGTTGTTGCTGTTCCATCAAGTGTTGTAGTAACATTGTCGAGCGTGGTTGTTAGTCGTGCATCTCCTTGATCCGAGCCAACAGCAAGATAACGTGCATCATTATTAACTTTTACAACTTTACCAAAGTTATTGTAATTTTTGTTTCTTGGACTAGAAATTACCTGCTGCGATGCATATACATCAATGCCCATATCTGCAAAGAAGGTGCCCAACACTGAGACTAAGTTTAACTTGTCTGCAAATATTTCCCTGTCAGTATCAATTTTTAGTTTATTGTCAACTGCACTGGCAACTATACCTGGAATATTCCTTGCATTGATTTTTTCAATTACTGTATCAAGGTTGTCGCTAATAGCAAACTCAACCAAGAAGTTGTTGATTGATATTTTGCTATTAGATGTCACTGTTGGGCTTGCAACCGTTCCGTGAACAGTTCCAAAGAAACGCCCTTGGTTAATAAATCTATGAACTTTGCCGCCGTCAATTGATGCACCATCTTCATACGGAGCACCAACGTAGAGACTACAATTGTTTGGACACAAATCTAAACTATAACCAAACTGTGCAGCAATCTGCGGATCCTCAAAGTCGTCAATGGTTTCCGACAGCACAAAATTGTTGCTTTCTATAGTTACAATGCTACCAGCATCAGGTATAGAAACAAAAGAAAAAGTATTACCGCCGGTAACTGTATAATCAAGTACGAATGTTTTTGCAATACCATCAACTGTTACTCTTGGACTTCCTTGTACAATACTGTTTGTTGTAAACACTCCGGTATTGCCATCGGCGTAGAAACTTTCAACAGTTCTATCAATGATATAAACTTTGCCACTATCAGTTACTGATAGACTGTCATTAGCAGTTGGTGCACCAACAATAACTTGACTTCCATCGTCGCTGGTAGCAATGCTATACCCAAACTGGTCTCCTGTGCTAGTCGGAACACTGATCTTTTCTACCAAACTATAATAATTTTTCAAAAATACAACTGCTTCGCCAGCAGCCGGTGCTGCATCAAACGTAAGAGTACTACCACTTAGTGTGTAGTCTCTAAATGGTATTAACAGTTTACCGTCGGTGCCTATTATTTTAACAGCATAGATACTTTCGGGTTCTTCTAGCTCTCCCGATAACACAAATATTGCAGTACTTCCGTCACAGGTTAATGTCTGTGATGCACCACTGTTGTTTATTGTATTAAATTGATAAGCCCATACGTAGCCTGCGCTGCTGCCCGGTTGTCCTGCATACAGCCAATTGCCATCGTCGCTTACTGCTAGCCCTTGTCCAAACTGCCCAGCTGTATCCTGTGTGCTTGGGCATAGTGCTTGATCAACAATAAAACTGTTATTGGTATCTCTTATTGCAACATGCACATATCCTACGTTACCGCTTAATGGACTACCTATTGCTGCATTTCCGAAGCTGCCTGCCGACAATGTTGCACCAAAATCAACTAAGCCGTTGCTTATGTTATCCAGTTTAGAATCTTCAGCTAATACACCAGTTGTGGTATTTCTTTTATAAGCCTGTACTGTAGATGTCTCGCTACTGCCAGTCAACAAATAATTGTTGTTTCTGGCACTGGCTATGCTTACGCCTAGGCGATCGGATATGTTTTGGTTACGCTTGCTATAGCGGTTGACTACATCATAACGACTTTGTTTTTCATAAACACCCCAGCCATTGGCTGTAGCATTTTCGATATAAAATTGGTCACCATCAACCCAGCCATTAATCGGAGTTGATGCTTGCATATCTGAAGCAGTTTCTTTTTTCAACTCAACTAATTTTAGTATTTCCCCGTTAACACGCACTTGGTCTTGGCTGTTAAAGCCTGTTTTTATTGTAAATGTTTTGTCATTGACAATAGACTGTATACTGTAAATATTAGAAAATCTTGATTCAGGATATGTTTTTACATAGACTCTATCAAACTCAGAGAGTTTATGTGCAGTCTTAACTAAAACAGTTGCAACTCCATCTCCGGAAATTGATATAGAACTTAAATCTACATTATCATCGTTAAATCTATAAACGTTCCAAGTGTTGCTATCGTTACGACCAATCCATACTCTGCTTCCATCTACTACATTGCTGTCAAGATCTGCAGGCAATTGAGAAAAACTTGAGCTCATATAGTCAACTTCGTTAACCTTAACAAAACCTGCACTTGGAAGATCAGATACTTCACTTTTGCTATTACGATAATTGATGAAGTTTTTGCTATAAGGACGATTGTAAGTTAAAAGATCTTTTTGCTTAAAGCTAAATCTACCCGTAGTCGTTATGTCATTGTTGTCGAGCATTTCAATTACAACAGGATTTTTAATACTATCTTTGTTAAAATTCAAAGGTATTCTTATCTGTGCTACATTGTCAGTAATACCGTAAGACCCGTCACGCACTGCCCATTGTTCAAATATTTCAGCTTTACCGTCGAAGTTATCTAACTTTGCTCTTAACAGTTTATCTAAACTATTGTTGCTGCCTTTTTGTCTTATCATTCCTTGATAGAACTTAACTTGGCTTGTGTCGCTGATACCCAAATCGTCCAAATACTGCCTTGGAGAAAATCCAATTAATCCTTTTCCCAGTCTATCGGCATCAAGTTCTAAGTTTGCCTCATTAAAATCATAAAAACTTTTAGGCTGTGATGAACGATTTGTTAAGTTTGGCAATAGAGTACTGTTGATTTGATCATAGTCACTGATTAACCAATCACTGGCGCTGAAATTAGACATTCCAGGTATGTTCTTGCTAGCAACATAGTATTGATTTTTATATGTTACAATTTCGCCTTTGAAATAGTTTTTACCTTCTTGCCAGTTTTGAATATTATTATCGTTAATAATAAATCCAGCTGCACCAAACGTACCATCCCAGTCAGCAGTTTTAAATCCTGTAATCTTAATTCTATACTGTCTATTACCAAGCTCAGGCTGATAGATAATATCGTTGAATTGAGTTGTATTATTAAGAACCATAACATGTTCATAGTCTACAACATCTAAGTCTGCAAGATAAATTCCACGTCCGTCTACAGTTTTTAAACTAAAGTTTCTGCCGTCTCTGGCAACTGTGTATTGGTTGTTTGTTATAATTTCAAAATTACTATCAATTATTCTACTGCCATATGGACGATTACTAATTGCATCTATTGTACCTCTAACTGTACGATACTCAAGCTCGTTACCAATTGGACTAAGAGTTACAACAGTGCCACTGTCCCATCCTTGTTGTGTCCAAAACAGAAATTCTTCAGCAGCAAGATCCCAATTGTGAATCTTGTTTGCACCTTCAACTTTTTTATTAAATTTAAAACCTTGTTGTTCCAAATGTCTACCGTAGCTGATCAAAAAGTCTACTACTTCTGCTTTGCTGAAAAATTCTGTATTATACGGAACAAGAGCAGATTTGCCATTTCCGTTTTGTGCTACTTCAACTCGATCGCTGCCTGTTGAAATAATTTTAGTTTGTCTATTATTGCTACTGGGTTCGATTACAAAATACGGTCTAGTTTGATCGTAACCTGCTACCGAAAACCCGCTACCAGTTTTGGTTACAATAACACCACTATAGGTTAAGCTTAACCTTGGGGAACTTTTTATTAACTTAATATCAAAATCGTTATCTGGTATTAAGACGCTGCTGTTTGTGCTGTTAGGACTGCTTTGATCTGCAAATAACTTAAGATACTTTTTGTCGCTGTATCCACCAAGTTTATATGTAAGTTTTAGGTCTATGTTTCTTAGTTTCTTGCCAACTTCTTCAGTAACGTCAAGATTCATACTCTTAGCGTACTCGGAAATCCAATTTAAGTAGCCACTGCCTCGAACAACAACACCATTAACAACTTCGCCATTTATATATTCAACTTTGTTGCGAGTACCGGAGCTCTGGAACTTCCATTGTTGATTGTTGTTGCTGTATTTCTTAATAACTTGGTCATTTGTGTCTCTGAGCTTTCCAAAGTACTCTGCAGGCTTAGATAGAGCCATTGCTAGTTGAATAGCATATGGATACTCGCTACTTTGAATCCAGGTTGACTCAACTGGACTAGAATCTCCAAACTTCCACGGTCCTTCTGTGTCCAATGCAAGATTTGATGCTAAACTTTCAAGAGGCGATAATAATTCTCCTCCGTCGTCTACTGGAATAATACGACTTAAACCAGGACGAGCATATCTGTTATCAACGCCTTGTCTGTCTCCGCCTTTGATTGTGCCAGTTTCTAGATCATTCCACAATACCAAGTTACCACTGGTATAAGGAGCCGGGCCATACTCTTTTTTCCACCACTGTGGTTCTTCAATAAAACCAAGCATTTCCCAAGGTCTTAAATCTGGTTGTTCGGTATCATAATAGTATCTATACAATCCTCTCCAGTAAGCAGCTGGCATTTTGCTACCATCGGTACGTACTGTAAATTGATCGTAGTTCCAAGTAAAAGAGTTGTTACTATCAAACGTGTTGTATGTTTCAAGTTGAAGATTGTTCTTTCCTAACCAAGTGCCGAAGTTAGAACTTAAAATGCTTTCGAATTCTGTTTTGCTATACTCAGTATCTCTAAATGCGCCCGGAATATTGCTACCAATATTAAATACATCTTCGTTGTATCTAGCCTTGATATTGTTATATATACGCTTTTCTAATTCAAGTATAATTGAGTCTCGATAATCGTTGTATGCAACTGTAATACTACCGTCGTGACCGCGCATTACATTTTGTTTATTTTCTCCGTACCCGTCAACAATTATCATTGGCGAGCTTGCTGGGTATAGTCCTAACTTCGAAGGTGTTGGCGGAATATGCATACCGTCGGTGTTGCCGAATTCACGTATTTCAATTATATCATTATCGTTTAAATCTAGATAATATACATCATCGTCTGAGTCATCTGAGGGTATATTTAACTCAACCACTGGTTGGTTTTTAGCAAATGTATAATCTACTCCATAGGTTAATTGTTGTCCGTTAAGATAAACTATTACTGCACGATTGCTTGCAGTTTCGATGTCAAAACTTTTGCTGAGATAGTACGTGCCAATATCACTATTGGTAACAACATACTCTAGTTTAGTATAGTCTTCGCCGCCGGGTACCATATCACTGTAGTAAAACGGAAACATTTCGTTTTTATTCTGAAATAGATTTACCAATATTTCGTCAACACTTTTAACAGGATCATTAAAATCTGTCAATAGCAAATCTTCGGCTAACTTAATAAACTTATTTTTAAAAATAGAATATTCACGCTGTGCATATAGTAGGCTTTCTACAAAGTTTGCTTTTGAGTCATTCAAAAACAAAGTTGCTAGATGAGGTGCACCGGCATTTTGAAGTATCTTGCCACCATTGAGTTTTACATTTGGTAAATCCTTAGTGTTGTTGCTGCCTTGAAAATTTCCTGTTATGCCGTCGGTCTTAACAAAAGATTCTAAGATATGATTTCTTAGTTGCCCGAGTGTTAGCTCAACTACATCTTGGTTCTTGGCATTATTCTCTAGGTTATTTGGAATCTCCCAATTGCTACTATCAGTGTATTTGTTACTAAACACCTTAACGTCAAGCTTATCGCCAACTGACAAATCTTGGTTTAAATCAAGAAACCCAAAGCTTCCTTCAACTGTAATATCAAAATCTTGAGTCAACAGCGGAACATTGTTTTTATAAACCACAATGTCGCTTGGGCTCAGACTTTCTGGCACAACATTTAATCTAAATCTATTTTTTTGAAACTGTGTAGCAAAAAATGTTTGCAACTGATATTGTTTAGATTTTTCTTTTAGTTTAATCCATTGGTTGTTATATGTGCTATTACCGGTAACAGAATTTCGACGAACATTTAGTTTGTTTGTTGTATCAGTTACACTGTTTTCGTTGCTGTCTTCATAACTAAAATAATCGTTAGCAATATGATCAAGGAAAACAATATCGCCAACGTTTTCAATGTTTTTATAGCTTAAACGCAAGCCTAATTCTTTGTCTTTAGCACCGCTGCCAATCTTATAACCAAACAGTTTGTTACCGGTAAAATTGCTACCAATATAAGACGAAGGATCACTGATGCTGATATTGTTATTGTCAAATAGGTCAAACAAAGGTGCTTGATTGTCTTCCAATTTTGTCTGAGAAAGTTTCCACTCACCGTTGTTGTAATGCCAATTAGTTCCTTGGTTTTTTGAGCCTAGTGTCGACAACACTACATCTCCGTCGTTGATAGAACCAACTGCTTCTAGATGGATCTGCTGCCCAAACACATAAGTTGCCGATATAGCACTGCCCTCAGACGGTGGTGTAGCAAACACAATATTCTGCCCACTAACACTGTACAAGAAACCAGCCTGTTCAGCAACAACACCATCAATGGTTACTGTTAGCCTAATACTGCTGGATATATTAAAGTTCAACTCATATTCAACTGTTGAACCATCACCAACGAAATTTAGATTTTTGTTGTTTTCCGATGATTCAACTGTGACCCATTTTACTTCCCAGATAGTGCTTCTGATATTATCACTTGAGTCTTTGGTAAAGATTACACGGTTTCCGTTAACCAGCGGTATACCGTCGCTGTAGTATCCGCTGATTTGTCCATCAATTGATTCAACTGCTACGCCTTCTACATTGCTCAAAACATCAGTTTCGTTTGTATCTACCACTGTTACACTGCCGCGATATGTCGAACCAAAGTTATAAAGTTGCAGGTTATCATCAAACTCAATGATAGGGCGCTTTGCACGGCTTTTTTGATCTAATACTGGTGTGTAGTTATTGTAACTATTTGTATTGTTAATTACACTTTCGTGGAACCAACGGTTTTGTCTAGTCCAGGCACTGCCTTCGCGACTGTTTCGTTTGATTCCAATATACTGTTTTTGGTCTGGCGCTGGTTGACTTTTGTCAAACGCCTGACTATCAAACAACTCGTTGTCAAATGGTGTACTAATGGTCCTTAGCCACGGTTCTGGCGTATCCAAATCGTCAACTGATACAAGATCAATTGCAGTACCAACACCTTCAACATAATATTCACGATCTCGATAATGTTCGGGCACAGTTGTGCCACCGAATTTTACTTTAAGACCATTTTCAAATACTACTCCGTTTGGACTAGTATAGTTTTGTAAACCCAGTATGGTGTCAACGTTGATGTTCAGATTGTTGTCTTGATCAACTAGTTCTATTACACCGTTGATATTTTTGTCAATGCTATCTTGATAGTAAAGAAAATCCAAATTAGCAGTAATAGGAGAAATTATTTCTAGTTTATTGTCATTGTTTCTGTAAATTTCTCTATTAGCATATCTAGTGCCCTCATTGATACTAACTTTTTGGTTTACTGCAATACTGTCAATGGCATTTAGCTCAATGATTCCTTCGTCATTAACGTTGATTTCAAACCAACCCATCTGATTTTCTACCGGTACATCGTTGCCGCGGTCAAAGTTTCCTTCGCCAAACCCAATATCGGTATCGTCAAACAGTGCAGGATCGTACCAATGATCGTCAAAGTCATATACTTCTAAATTGCTTGTGTTAAATTTTCTGCTGCTGGTATAGTCAGTTAACACACGATAAACTGTGTTTGCATATACAATCAAATCATTTTCTAGATAGTTTGTTAATGCTTGCCAAGGTTGCGGAACACGATTATCGCTGCTGTCGTCCAGGAATAACACACGCTTGCCAGACAAGTTTCTTACGTTGTCAATGCCTCTGTGTTCACCGATAAAATTGCTATATCTGGCATTCTGTACTTCGGTGTATTTGAGTTTTCTTCTTTTTCCAACACTGTATGCTACAAGATTTACTGTGTCTTGTTTGGGCATATTCAAGAAAAAGTTTTGTGCATCTTTTGTTGGTACATTGAAAATAACCGTACCAACGTCAGCACCATTGTTAACAACACCAAGTACATTTCTAGTACTGATATTGTTTTGCCAGTCGTAACTTTCATCAAGACCGGGCTGTCCTTGTATAAAGAATCCGTGCCCACTTTGATTTACGTTAAACTTGTATGTACCGCCTCTGGCTAATCTCAGCACAGGACTTATGCTATCGCCTGTGTTGCTAAATCGGTAACCGGATTGACTTACTTTTGATACACTGTTTTCACTGACATCAAACGCCTTGTTGTCAAATTTTTCAAAGTCATACACGCCATCGTTAATAGTATAAATGTCGGGCTGTAAAACATCAATGTCTAAGTCAGTGGGAATCTGGCTTGCAAATACATTAACACTGTCTGGGCCAGTTGGCAACCAATAATAGCTACTGTAGTTTACAAACTTGTCAAAATCAAACAATCCGCTATAGGTATACTGATCTGCAGAAAACAATCTATTAGGATTGTCAGCTAAGCCACCGTAACTGTTAATCTTGTCCAATAGGTCTGTATATCCACTAACAAACTTAATATTGTCATTATCGTCAGCGTAAACTGCACTTGGTTCCAATTGATAGTTTTGTCTATCAATATAAGATTCGGCCACATAACTGTCGTTTGGTGTTAGTGCTGGGTTAAATCTTCTACCTATGTACCCATCAAGTCTTCTAATTTCTGGCTCAGATATCAGCTGATCAAAAGTAGCCTGTAGTAATTTTTCATTAGTATCGGTTTGAAAAATACTAGGTAAAAAATCTGAACTTTTTCTATATGCCATCTGCGAGTATCTTTCTTATGATGAGTTTCTTAATCCAAGTGGAGTATATCCACCGAATATATTTACTGACTGTTTATTCTGCAATTGAGTTGCTGTTACACTATCGATAATTTCAACATCGTCAACTGTTGCACTGCTTACAAAAATTTCATTTGGTTTACAGCTAATTTGAAATAGTTCTCCAAAGTTTTGGCTTGATGTTTTAGGAACAATAACAACACTGCCAATATCCTGTGCCAATTCTCGGTGTATGTACGCTCCTAGTTCACTGAAGTAGAACGTATCTCCAAAGTCCCAATACTCAATATCAAAATATTTGTTAATAATGTCAATCACTCTTGTTCTAATTTCACTATTACTTATTCTGCTATTTTCTGCACGTACAACTTTAAATGTTGCTTGCAACTCTCTGCTGGCTTTGTTTCCGAACAATATTTTAAACTCGGCACTGTTAAACGAAATACTATCGCTAACACTTTTAACATTGTTAAGATCCTGATAAGAAACACTCATATCAACTAACGTTGGTTTTTCTGGTTCTTCAATTAGCCCAGTTGTATCGCCTAGCCAAATTCTATATTGGTTGTTGTAAGCTTCAGTTAAAATGTACATATCAATTATATTGCTAGCACTTGGATCAATACGTTTATCATTTGGACTGTTGTGTCGATATTGGAATTTCAACTTATCTCTGCCAACACGAACAATATAATTTTCGGTACTGCTAATTGTACGAACATCTTCGATTAGCTTTAATTCGTAGAATTCTTTTTCGTTGGTTGCATAAAACACTGTACCAATTGTATAGGCATATCTACCGTCATTTTCTATTGCTTCTAAAGTTGGAAATCTTGTTACCACTGCTGAACTATCAAAATAACGATATCTTTCAATACTGTCATAGTCTAAATACTTTTCAAAAAACACCAATTTGTTTAAAGGATTAACTGCAGCATCAACAATGGTATCAAACACTCGAGGATCATCCGGAACACTATCGTTGTCGCTGTCGGCATAGGTAATTTTAACCTTGGTATCATCACTGTAACCGTCTGCAAAATCTATTGTATTGTAAATTTCATACTGCAATTCCTTGGACAAAAAGCTACTGCTGTCCGGCAGAGTATTTCCTTTGAGTATTCTTATCTGGTCTTTGATTACTGATGCATTTCTACTATCGTATACTTGAGTTAATGGATCAAAATAGAATCTTGTTTCAAGTTCGCTTCCCCAAAGAAAGTTTAATCTTCTTTGCAACACGTTATAACGCCCAAGTCCTTCGTTGGTTAGTAGCACGTGCCAGCTAGCATCAAGATTACTTCTACTGGTATTGCCTGTGTTTGCCAAGTCAAAAGCACTATCGCTTTTGATATCACTTGGATTTATAATAGCCCAATCTTGCAATTCTTGATTATAGCGCAGTGCAAAATCTTCATTGTTGATAATCTTCTTACTGATAGTCTGCGACAGTGCAGAGGTAAGATTGGTGTTGTAAACTGGATAAATTTCTACTAACTCAGCACCGGTAGGAATATTTTCAGTGAGCACAATTGGCCCTGGTCCTTGAGTTTGATTATTCAGCCAACCGTTGCTTTGAGCGGTTCCATCAGCTTCTACACTTTTAACACTAGCCCATAATTCAGTAACTTGACCTTCCTGGCTAGGAGTACCTTCGGTTAACATTCTGTCAATGTCAAAGTAATATCCAGCCGGTGCACGGAATAATAACAATGACCCAGGTTTAATAAACTTTCTATTATTTGCAGTAAAGTTGCCAATCTGCTGTACTTCATAAGAAGTAGACTGATAATCCAAAACAAAGAATCCTGTGCTTGTAGTGGTTTCTGCAGTTCCTTTAATCCAGTAAGTAGTTGGCGGTATTTTAGTACTGTAACTATAGTAGTATAGATTTATGCTTTCTTTGGCTTTGAGTATATCTCCAAGTTGATTAGAAATAAAACTCTGTACGTCTGCTGCAGTAGTCCAGTTAAACTTGCTGTTAAGGCTATCTTCTTCTTTGTAAATATACCCGTCTTCGCAAAAGATGTTAGTACTGCTATACTTCCCAGTAACGTCTTTGAGTTCCAAGAATCTACTGATGCCACTGCTGGTCCTGTTTACGCTTTTAATTTTCAATATGTCGCCGTACTTGATATACGGAACAGTATTGTAGTCTTCGCCGTTAACCATGCGATTCTGGCTGTAAAAATTCTGCGGTGCTTTAAGTTTAATCTGACTTAAACTTTCTCTTGTGCTTGCATTACTAATAGTACTCTGCAGAGACAAAGTTAATCTTAGTCTTTCGGTCTTGCCCGATTTTGTTATATACGGAAGATCCACGTTGACATTTTGCATCTCATTTGGTGTTATGGTATAACTAAGGCCATTACCGGTCCTGGTTACTGCTCTAAAGATTCCAACTGGTATTTCACTAAAAACACCGTCGCCAAACACATAGTCTACCTGATCGTTTGCTCTACTATAAACACTGAATATTTTTCTGTTATCCTGTGCTACGTTATTATAGATAACATTGCTATCTCGTAGTTGATCAACTTCGGTCCATTGATCGAGATAAGCACCTGCATCGTTAATTTCGAACAACCAAGTATCAGTGTTGTTGATATTGTCAGCATTCAAACTTACTAGTCTATTAGGAATTCTTTCACCAATGGTAAAATCAAGATTGTTTATATTACCTTGTTTAAAACCAACAAAGAAACCAGTGTTAGGACTACGGTTACCTTCGGTGTCGTTTTTATACAAAAACCCAAACGTATCTCCTGGCCTAGGAGATTTTTCATAAACGCCAGCAGTGCTGCTCAGTCCAACATTGTATATGTTAAACGCCATGCTAATATTATCAACTGTGCTGCTAAAGTTCAACAGCGGTACTTGGTTTGGTGTTGTTTTAAATTCGTAAAGATCGTGTCTGGTATTGCCGATTCTGAAGCTGCTCGCTGGCTTGCCAACTCTTTGATTGTTTGACAGAACACTGTTGATTATTGCAGTGTATTTTTCTAACCAGTTGTTGTCAGTAGGATCGTTCCAATTAACTGTACGATTAGAAAGATTATTTCCATTGCTGTCAATAATATCTTCGGTGGTATTAAGACTGACAATTTTTAACATACCAGAAGCTGCTTGGTTTCTATTGGGATTATAACCAAGCATGTTTGCCATTCGGTATACACTGTCTCTACGCTCGGCAGTTTGTAAGAAGTTTTCTCTAAAGTTTAAATCGCCGCGATAGCTAATACTTTGTCCCATGAAGCTGATTAAATCGAGCAGTGCAATAAATTCACTGCTTTCAATATAGTCGTTGTAGTCTTCCGGGTAATAGGTTCTTATATAATCAACCATGCTTTTGCGCAAGGTTTCATAGTCGTAACTCTGAAAGTCGGCGCTGCGGAAAGTGTTGTATAACTTTCTCCAATCTTCTGCTGCAAAAAGGTTGCTTTGGCGTATTGATGTTGACATGGTGTTTCCTCTATAAAATATTTATCTGATTTAAAAACAGCTATTATTATACATAACTGACAGAATTTACATTCTGGTCAAACAATAATTTTAAATTCTCGGTCTGATTCAGATTACTATATCTTATTTGTAATTCGATTAATATTCCATTTTGATATTCGTCAACTAGTACTTTATCTGCAACAATCCTGGGATCATAATTAACAATATCAACCACATCTTCGACTATAGCGTCTCGAAGATCTTCTGTCATTGGTTCAAATAGTGCATCCCATATTATGGATCCGAAATCCGGACGCATAAGTTTCTCGCCTTTGCGAATATTAAAATGATTTAACAAGTCACGCTTGATAAGTTCGGAGTCTTCAATCCGAACTTTAGTGGTGTTGTTGCCTACTGTGTTGTAACCTCTGTAAAGTGCCATATTAATATTTACCACATTTTTAAAAGGCATATATAATGATATGAAAACACTTTTGGTATACACAAAACAAGGATGTAGTGGTTGCATCGAAGCTAAAAACTTTCTCGACGAACTCGATATTCCGTACACCGAAGTTAACGTTGAGTTAAATCAAAACAGTGCAGATTTTTTAATACAACAGGGAGACAAATTTTTACCACAGTTTTATGCAAACGGTAGAAGATTTGTGCCCGGTGGATGGAAGTCGTTGAAAACCATGCGACAACACGAGATTCTTAATCGACTAAAATAGTATCAGTTTATTTGATGTTAAATACATTATAACAAGGATTAATCATGCCAGGTATAGTAAGACAAGGCGACAAAAATAGTGCAGGCGGTGCTGCTTTGTCGGGCCAAGGTAACTTTAAAGTAAACAACAAAGGTGCTGTAGTTAACGGCACTGCAGTGGGTAGACATAAGCCTTGTCCTAAGGTTTCTATACACTGCAACGCAAAAACAAAAGGCGGCGTAGGAAGCTTCATACTCAATGGAATTCCAGCAAATGTTATTGGAAATCCAGATACTTGCGGACATACCCGTCGGGGCGGAAGTAAAGATTTTATAGTAGGTAATTAATCAATGTCTTTAAGCAATAGATGTCATATTCCGTTGAGATTAAACGGAACAACGTTGTCGCCAGGAGCACTAGAAAGCACACGTGTACTTCCAAACCAACAAATTATCGACTTGCTGGAACAAGCTAGCACACTGATTGTAACAGATGTATATCCAACAATAGCGGAGTCTACTGATAATATCAAAAGTGCCAGTGGCTGGTCAGTTAACATACAGTTGGTTAGAAAAGGGTCTGTGCTACCGCCTGCTAGCAATGAAAGTTTATATGCAACTTTTATATCTGGACTGGTTGGAAACAGTGTGCTAGACAATCGATTTTGTGCAGTTGGGCTTTATGACTGGGGCATTTATTTTGATCAACTTGAAAGTAGACAGATTGGAAGATCTGGTGTTGTTGCACTAGATGATAGTACTCTTAAAGGTATATTAGACCAAGGCATATCCCAAGGAAACTACCAAGCAGACAACAATCAAAGAGCCGGAGCAGGAATGTTTCCAAACGACGGATCTAGCGGAGGCGAGACCAGCCCAGAAGCATTTGGAAACTTGGCAAATTCTAGCGGAGTATCAAGCAATGTAATTGAGCACGAAAAACAAGTACAGACAGCCTGTAATTCTTCAAACGATTTCAACAGAAACGGCTCAACCGGTGGTAGCGCAGTAAGCAGTGCATCAGTGGCTGTTACGCATAGTATTTCCAAGAATCAAGGACTGCAAGTTCCTGCTGCTCTTGTTTCTGCAGCTAGTACATACGAATCTTGTCGAGCAGTTGACTTAAACAACGACATACTTGTTCTATTACGTGGGAGCCCAGACTATACAACACCAGCAACAATCCACACGTTTGGATCTACCATAACCGAAACACTAATGCACACCGGTGTTAATCGCAAACTAAACAGTTTAACTGGACGTATGACTAGATCTACTGCAGGAGTAATTGACGGCAATTTAAACAATGTTATTAGTAAACCTATAATAGAAATTGCTAACAATATTTTAGGAAACGGAAACTTAGCAAAATTTTGCAACATTTTTAGTTCGGCATTGGGTGCAGCTGGTTCGGGCACAGGACTAGGTCAAGGCTTGTCGCAAATTCAAGGACAGGTGTTTGGAAATGCACGTGAAAAGTCTTTAACTTCTCTGGGACCAGTGCCTGGGTTTGACGTTGACAAAATTGCAGGTGGACGCTATACTAGTTTAGTTGGCTCGCAGGAATCAGTCTTGTCTGGTGCTGTTGAAGACAACCCTGTTGCATTGTTTGGAACAGTATACCATGACATGAACGCAATGGTCACACAAGGTCTGGGTTCACTTACCAACGACATTACTAGCACTGGACGTGATCTCAAGTCACTTGGAAAATTAGCAAACTTAGAAGATCTATTTAGAATAGGAACACCGGGACAGATTGTCGAGCAATTGATTATGTACGGTGCAAAGGCAACAACAAAAACAATTGTACCGATTCTTGTTAACAATGGAATTAGTTTAACAACAATTAACTTGCCAAGCAACGACAACATTGCCAAGAACATACTAGGACAAATCACTGATCCAGAATTAATTGCAAATGCATTTAAAGTTTTGAATATTCAAAGAGAAACCAATGTTGACAATTTAGGTGTATTAATAGATCCAAAATGGTTGTTTCCGACTAGCAAAGAAAACAATAGGTTTACCAATCTAAACGAAATATCTTTACACATCAGTGTACTTGGAGATTTGAGTATTTCCACACTAGGCCAACTAGGAGCGTTAATGTTTGAAATGGAAACTGTTTCTGCGGACTCTGGCTTACTAGACGAAGTACAACCAATGCGGTTAGAAGATAACATTGAACTCAAACAGGAAGCATCTCCTACTAGCGAATATAGTGGTGATGGCAACCTAACAGTTGCAGATTTTATCGGAACTGCTGCTGGGTATCGTGTTACAGAAACTTTACCGCAGATTGCTAACCTTATTGATCAATTAACTGCTTCTGGCGTGTTGGATTGCTATCTCGATTTGCTTGAATATTTGCGTGATACACTGAGAGGTGATTACACATTCAGCGCAACAACATATGTTGAACCAGTTACAGATCCCGAAGAAACACCCAACGTAACTACAACACCAGCTGGTACATATCTAACTAGCCCAACTCCGGCTGGTGCATCATATGCAGATGCTGTTGCAGGGTTTGATCCTATTAACGTATGCGGAAAGTACTCGCTTGGATACTACGAACACGTAAATGATGCATTATTAGATTTGCACAACTACATCGAAACTGAGTTAGATTTTTTATACAATAACACCACCGGTGACAATTTAGAAAAACTCCTCCGAGCACAAGGACTACACGACGAAGTCGATTACCAACTGTATAAAGAACAAAAATTGAGAAAAATATACGGACTAGACATTGGGTTTAGTGAAATAGGAGTTGAGCTGTTCAGCGGAAATGGGTCGCAAAACGACTTTAAATTAATGGGAATCGTAGACTCAGAAACACCCAATATTACAGTTTATGTTTCCGGTATTAAATTATCCAGCGGACAGTTTAGCTACAACAGCCAAACAAACGTATTAACCATTTCAAGTTCACCAGCAGCCGATAGCAGTGTTGAAGTAATATACAACACCGGAAGTTTTCCAGTTACTGGAAATATTAGAGACATTTGGGGATTTACCAGCAGCCTAGAAACATATGGTGTTGAAACTGGATTTGGACGAGAAGCTGATTATATTCAAAGATTGCTAACATCAGACATACACGGAAGTAAAATCAAATCAGCAATGATCCAAGGAAGAAACAACGAACGTGCTGCTACATATGGATTGAGTCCTACGGATTACAATCGTGTAAACAGCACATTCAATGAAGAGAATCCAAACAGTGTATCCACAATTACTGACATCACTGGTCTATGGTCCGACGATACAGCCAGAGCTGCAGAAATCTACGTTCAAAATCGTGCCAACGTTGAAACTAGAGAAGAATATATTGCGTATCTAATAAAGAAAAACAAAAACTATCAGCAGGACAACTTTGATGATATAATGACAACAGTGTGCAGAAAACTAATTTTCCAAAGCGGAGGATATATTGGTATATCCAGTCAATTGGCTAATTTTTACACTGTATACAAGGAAAGTTTTAAGAACAGAAAGTTCAATACCAGCGATGTATTTAAAATCAGCTTAGACGAAAATTACCCAGATTCTGGATTTGTTATTGGTCCTTATAAACAAATAATATCCGAGATACTGAAAAACGAATCAATCGAAGACTTTGTCTTTAATATCCCACTAAGTGAGCAGGCTAAACAATACCTAAAGACAATTGACGTTGATATTAAAACACTAACTGCAATGATACAAAAAGTTATGATAGTGAATGCTGCAAACTATCTGGGAATTCTCGAAGATGATGCTAGAAATATTTTCAATATCCCAGGCGTTGGAAAATATCTTGTTAAGTCAATTGTAAACCAACTGTAATTATGTTTGCTTACCGTAATACTGATTAATACTATCAATAGTGATACGACCATCTGGACCTCGCCAACCTGGGTTTTGAGTCCAAGCCTTGGAGCCCGTTGAATATACTTCATAGTTACCAGGAACGTTTGAATACTTGCCGCCAAACTTCCTAATTAAATTACTATAAGTACCGGGTGCTGCTTGCATAATACCCAATGGACCGCCGGCATAGTTAAATTGTCCTAGATATTTTTTATATACCTTCAACTGTTGCCCAGGCGTCATTTTCTGTATTTCTGCTGTTGACGTTCCTAATCCTCTAGCAGTGCTAGGTATAAACTGGAAGAATCCAGTTGCACCACTGTCTTTGTTTACAATAGTACTGTTAAATCTACTTTCACCTTGTATAACTTTATATAAATCTCTTTCGTTTAATTCTGGGAATTCACGTTTTAGATTGGCTAATTCTGCTTGCCATTCAGGATCGTTAAGCAATTCGCTAGGCGGAACTACATTTCCTGGTGCACCGCTGTACGCATTACCGGAGTTACCTGAGGAACTTTGTTCTTGTTGCTCAGGAGTACCCGATGGAGTACTCGACCCTTGTTGTTGAGCTGGACTCGAACCTCGTGTAATTGGCGTAGTACAGTCGGATCCAATTGCACTTGCCGGTGCATTACCGCCGCCTGGTGTTGCTGGAATATTTGTGCTTGCTTGTGTTTGGTTTAGATTTCCTAAAGATGATGATGCATCAGCAAATGCATCGCCAACATCCGGAGGAACTATGTTTGCAATGTTATCTGGTATACCAATTGGCAGATTGTCAACAACATCAGTGATACTTCCAATATCACTAATGTTTCCTACCTGACTTAGACTTTGACTGATGTTGTTTAGATTAGCAATACCAGTTAGATTAGGAATGTTACCAATAACATTTGAAAGTGCTCCTGGTATATTTGAAAGTGCTTCTGGTATATTTTTAAATCCTGCCAGCTGTGCTGTTATTTGATTCAATCCAGGAACGTTTACAATCTTTCCCAATGATCTTGTTAGTCGATCAGCATCAATATTACTTTCTATTAGCCCGGACAACCCGCTAAAACTTGGTGCGCTGGCAAGTGCACTGAGAGAAGTAAGAGGAGTTGATAACTGCCCGACTAAACTTTCTGCATTTCTTATATTTGACTTGATAGACAATGCAGATTCAATCAAAGGACTATTAGGAAGCGAAAAGTTTAATTGTCTTGAAAGTTGCTCAACTCCATCTAGGTTGTCAAGCACTCCGTTTAAGGACAGGTCTTTAAGGTTTATCGTTTCTATAGTATTGCCAATATTGCTAATATTGCCGACTTGATTAGCTATATTAGATATACTTCCTAGGTTATCAGCAAACACTGTATCAACAATATTAGATGCCGGCAAAGCACCGGTGATGTTGATATTTTGTGCAATGTTGCCAGTTAGTGCAGCACCTAAGTTGTTTCCGGAGCCAACAATTGTGGAAATATTGCCAATGTCAATCCTATCAACTCCAATGTTCTCTTTAAGACTCTTTTCAATTTCAAGAATATTTCCACCAATTCCTATATTTTCAAAAGCAGGTTGTCTAAGTTTTTCAGGAAGTACATTTATTTCCTGGGTTATTTGGCTAAGATTGGAGTTTGCAACTCCTGATAGTATGCTAGAATCGCCCGGTCCGCCAAATGCATCCAATGGATTGTTTAAATTTAAATCCGGTCCGGTAAGTTTGCCCTTGGGTGTTTCTTCATACGATTCTTCGTGCCCTTGCCAAGGTTCACGGTTTGGTGCTCGAAGCACTGTACTCTTGTAACCAGTGATATCAAAGTTTGAGTCCGGTGGAACTTGTTCTGCTTCTCCGGCACTGCCTGAGTTCCATTTAAAAATTCTTCCTTCAAGAACAAAATTCTTTTCACTTTTAAAATCAAGCCCTGCATTGCCAGTTAATTTAATTCTTCCACAACTGTACATTTGCAAACTGTCAGATCCTTGCAAGAACAAATTACCGCCATATATCTTGGTCTTTTCGGTGCCTTGGAATTTTGCTTCTTTGTCAGCTACCATCTTAATATTCTGTCCAGCATGCATATTGATATTGCCAGATGCATGCATATCAATATTTCCTGGAGTTCCTATACTAATACCTTGCTCACCGTAAACATCAACAAATCCACTGGGACTAAGCTCTATCCACCCAGTTCCTTTGGCATTAATTATATAAACAAAACCTGTGTCGTCGTTCATCATAATCATATTGCCAGATGCAGTACGAAGTCTGAGCATCTTGTTGGTTCCATCTTCGGCACCGTCGTCCATAAAGAAACTATGACCACTTGGTGTGTTCATTCCAAACACCTTAGAGGGAGATTCTCTTAGACTGCTGGTAGTTATTGTCTTGCCACGTTGTGGATCTTCTCCTAGGCCTTGCTCATCGAATGTTGGAGCAGTACTGTGCTCAGGTCTAGGTATATCTTGTATATTATTGTTGGCTAAACTTTGGTTTGCAAACACATCAAAATCGCCTTTGTCGTTTCCAGGTATGGAACCGTGTGATCCTATTTCAGGCAGGCAGCCCATCCATACACCTTTGCTGCGGTCTCCATTGATAAACATAACCAATACTTTAACACCCAAGTCAGGAGGGGTCATCCACATACCGTAACTTTCAATTGCTTCAGCTGGTTCGCCAGCAAGACGATTGCTTAATGGCTGAATACCATAATATGGACTCATGTATCTCACCAGGTGCCAACTGCTTTCTTGCTCTGGGTCGCCACCAAATTCTGGAATATAAACCAATAGTCTTCCGCTGTAAAGAGGATCGTTGTTTTTCATTACTTCAGCAAGGAACGGTCCCGGGTTGCTAGTAAGTCCAGTCTGTGGGTTGCTGTTCCAGGCATTATTTGGTGTATAGCTCATATTAGTATATAACCTTATTCATTTTAGTTTCCATTAAATAGATTGTTAGTCTCTGCTAATGCATCAAGTGCATTAGTTTCGTCGCCTGCTCTAATTAAAGGTTGATTTCCAGCTGGTCCAGCTGGCCTTGCACTACTAACTGTTCCAACTGGAACATTTACGCCATCAAAATCATCATCAGCCTGAGGCGGGTTCACTTTTACTTTGCTATTATCGATTTTAGATGTTTGGTTTTCAGTATCAGTACTTCTACCAGGATCAATGTTATTAGGCAGTCTAACTGATGTATCGTTTTCGTCAAACGTTGTCAGCGAAGGAATATTTGAAGCATCGTTGCTGACCTGATTTTGAACACGTATCATCTTTAAATTCTGCATAAAGCGACCACCTTCAAAGACACTTTCAAGTGTAATAACTCGATAAAGACCTTGAACAAAAGTTTGCTCAGTATCAATTTGCATTAAACCCGATTCAGGATTGTAATCTCGGGGAGTTCTAAATTTTAGCATAATAAAAGTGTCATGGGAATCAACTGCTATACTACCGCCGACAATTCTAGCAGTACCGCTAACGCCGATTCCTTTTGGCAGTACACTTCTATCTTGAGGTATCCAGTCCGGATCTCCTATGATTTGTAGATTTACAACAATCATATCAGCACCTGGATTATTTAAAACATTATCCATGTTATCACTAGCTTGCTGGTGGCCTGCTCCTCGGTAACTGTTGTATATCTGATCAGTAACTGGTTGGCTGGTTGTTCTTACTGCTGGGTTAAATGTAAAACCGCCACCTTCTGTACGAGACAAGTTAGAAAAACCGAGAGACTGACTCGGATTGCTAACTGTTCCAGTAACTTTGCCTTTTTGATCTACAAAACTATTTCTAATTTGATAATACTGTATATTGTAGTCTGCTTGAAAATCAATAATATCTTGGTTTTTTCCAGTAAAAATCCAGTTGTACTCTTTCTGCCAACCTCTAGTTTGTGCGCCTGCACTTGGCATACCAGGAGCTATAAATCCGTACATTTTTTGTGTTTCAATTTTGAAGGTTACAGTTTTTCTGTAACGCATAGTACTAGTGTTATACGGACCAAGATTTGTAACAACCGGAATAACTTTGATTAATCTATACGGAAGATTTTCGTTGCCATGGTTACTTTCAGGTTGACCAGTGGTGTTGTATTTGGCACCAAAGTCAGTTGCATTAGCAATAGCTTGTATTGCACTTTTAATTGTGCTGTTGGCATTAATTTGCACAGCTTCGTTAGTTTCGCCAGTCATGCCTTGTCGTGCTACATCAACAACTTGCCCTTGAGTTAAGTGAGTGAACCCAACTTTACTATTTCTTAAATCGTTGTCGGATATTAAAAACTCGTAAGTATCTGCATGTCTCTGTTCTTCTTTTGCTTTGTTTTGTTCTGCTTGATTCATGTGCTTGCGCAAACTAATAATTAGATCATCAAATGTTTCTCCGGTTAAACTAATACTATCTCTTATAAACGCATCATGCTGATCCTGCAAAGGAATATGTGCATACGGAACTGCTCTTATATGATAAACAGTTGCAGCACTGGTAATTGAAAATTTTATATCAATGATTTTTATCGGAATATACTTAGGTCCCGACCCTGGAATATTAGGCACTGGGTTTCCTGAACTGTCATATCCGTTAAATTTAACTTCCATTAAATATGGCACTTCAAAATGATCTTCAATGCCTTTGGAATAGGCTAGCTGCACCAGTTCGGCTAAAAACGCTACACCATATGGTTCGTAAATGTCAAACGAAATATCAAAGTTGTTGCTACTTTTTGCTCCTTGACTGTTTTGTCCTACAATACTAGTAAATCTAAAATTATCAATATGGTAGTCTTTTTTTTCGCCTAAGATACCTTTTCTTCCTGTGCCCCCACTACGAATTAACAGATTCTTTAACTCAGCTGCTGGGTTTGTAACTCCACCGTTGGCTGTAATAGATCCAAATGTATCAGTGTCAAGCATGTACATGCTAACATTATAGGTCCAGTTAACATAATTATGCAGAACATTCGGTCTTATTGCCAAGTCTGCGGGATTTATTTCGTATAAACCAGTACCAACTGGTAGATCAGATTGCCCTAATACGCCAACCTTAACAGTATCACTGTCGCTTATATTACTCGCAGGAGTTGTGCCTTTTTGGTCAAACCTACTGCTTAGTTCACCATCTGATCTACCAGTATCAACTGTTTGCCCTTCGTCTGTATTAACTTCTGTGCTAGTACCATTTGTGCCAACTACTGCACTGTCAGCAAAGCCAGACGTACCAATCGACACATTGTCATCGTTGCTGAAACTGCCTACTGTTGTTGGAATCTGGTTTCTACCTCTTGGGTCGCCATCATTAACGCCGACTAAATTGGGCGTTGACACAAGTCCATTGTTACTGCCAGTGCCTGGGAAACTCACTGGACTGCTGCCTGTTGCATTTGGTCTACTAATGCCGGTGCCACTGGTAAATTCGCTTCCTCTGGGTGTATCTGAAACTCTATCGATAGACGGAAAACCTATGCTATCACTCGAAAAACTTTCTCCGCCTGATGCATCAAATGACTGAACATCATTGCGATCAGTAGGAAATCTTTGTTCAGTAGCAGCTGGATCAAATTGACCAGGTACTAGCCCAGCTTGAGAATTTCCGCTGAGCGGCGGTATTCCTGCATCGTCATTGAATGAGATTTCCGGAGCAGGCTTAAAGGATGAACTTAGTGTGTCGGGGTCTTCACCAAAACCAGGTACAAATAAGGTATCGGCACCAACTTCTAGGGAAAGTCCAGCGTCTGTTGAGGAAGTTCCCGGCTGGCTTATGTTTCCAAACTCTACATAGTCATACTTTTGTGCAATTATCTGTTTTTGGCGGTCTATATCAGATGATGTGATCATTGGGCCATAGTCGACACCTTCAAATACGTCTCTTGGCGTGTTAGGATCAACTTTTGCGTTTTCGAACCATGCCCAGAATTCGTTAATAGCTTGTCTTAGTTCACTAGCGGCTTGTGCTCGATCTGCACTGCTGCTCCTGTCAGTTATCTGTTTTTTAGCCACGTTATAATCCTAGGTCTATGTCTAGTGTGCTCTTTTTAGGAAGGTAAATTGTTTTTCCTATTTGAAAGTCAAAAATAGGATCTTCGATAACATTTGGGTTTCTGGCTGCAAATACCCACCACAACCCTGCATCGTTATACAGATCATATGCTAATTTATCTGGTCGAAGCGCATATATGCTGTTGATTTGAAACTGAACATCGTCGGGCTTCTTGGATATTGCTCTATGCTTCATTACATCTAGTGCATTGTTAAACGATCCTGTATTTTTGTAAGGACTGCTTTGACTGTATCTTACCACCATTAGATAAATCCTCCAGTACCTGATGTTCTATTGCCCAATAGGTTGCCGCGGGCAAAACTATCTAGGCTAAATTCATTGGTAATTCTATTTCTACTGTAGATTGGTTTTGCTGTTATACTCATAGTTTGCATTGTCGGTACACGGCCTATGTTTCTATTAGGACTGCCAGCACTGATGTAGTCAACATCACTAGGTAGAACTACGTTAAATCCAGTTATAACAATCGGAACATAACTAAATTGAAGATCGCCATGTCCTTCTAATCTGCATACAATTGGAGGCAATCCAGCAAGATCATCATTACCAGAGAACATTTTGGTTGCACTCCTAAAAAAGTGCTGTGCTGCTAACACATACTCAGCATCCTGCGAATTTCTTGCGGTAAATGTTGCACTGATGCTGATTTCACTGACTACACTACTTTGATAAAACAAATACTCATAGTTACTGTGTGTTGGATTAAGATCCTGGTAGTTTGATTGATGGTTGATAGATATTTCTGGTGTATACGGAAATACCACTTTAAAATCTGTCTTCCTCAAAGGTTGCAAGGCACCTCCAGCTTGAGATATCCTGCCGCTTGGATCTGAAATCTTAACACGTGTATCGCTGCCTGCGCTAGGAAATCTACTAACAATATTTGCGTACAAATTAGGAGAAATCTGTGATAAAAGATCTGCGCCTCTGCCTAAGCCGCTATTCTGTAGTCGAGCTGCTACCGCATCTGTAAATATGTTAATACCAGTGTCAACTACATCGTTTCCAGTGTTGCTAAAGTCTTCAAATGCCGACTGAGATAAAGATTGTCCTTGACTTGGTGTGCTTGTAACGCCCGAATTGTTGCTTCTAAACGCAACAGGTTGTGCATCAAGTCGATTTCTGTTAATAATGTCAAGCTCAGTACCCAACAAGCCCATTGATCCGTAAAGATGAACTACGTTTTTGCTTTCATTGCCTGTACTAGTTGTATAATTAATTACTTCAGGAACGTCTGTACCAGGTGCATAAATAACACTGGTTATATCGTTTTCGGCACTGAAATTTCTTAGTAAGTCAGCACTACGTTTAAGTAGCTCTTGCTTCCTAGGGGTTGCACTATAGAACGCTGCCGATGCCATTGTATACTCCGATAAAGATATTGTATATTGTATTTATCGGTGTTATAATATGGGTAGATTATAATTTTATTGGAGACTAAATGGCACCCAGAAAAAAGAATTATCTTAGCAACAAAGATTTGCTAAAAGAGATTCACAAAAGTAAAAACAGTTATTGCAGTTATCAAACAGACGAAGACAGTCAATTTGATATTATTTTACCAGATATCGAAAGCATTAACCAAGAAACCATCGTCGAGGCACAAAAAAATCGTGCCAGTCGAATTGCAAAACTTGCATTTGAAGAAGCAATAGATCAAGGCAAAAAAGTTAAACAAGCCGAATTTGAAATTGATTACACAACCATTGACAAACACAATCTTGTTTTCAGAATAGTTTCATACGACCACATACCCAAAGAACCCGGACGCAAGAAGAATCCAAAAAACATTCAAGATCACTATGCTAAATTGAACTTTCCACCGTTTCAGCATTATCGCTTAAACGAAAACAACGAAACGTTTGTAGTAGGAAAAAGCCACTGGGTCGGCGGCATGGATAACGGTTACTTCAACTTGGACCACGGCACAATGACCAATAAGTTGGCTAGAATGTTTATGATGATGTGCGAACGCTACGGAAACAAATGGAATTGGCGTGGGTATACCTACAACGATGAAATGAAAAGTCAAGCACTTGTTCAGCTTGCACAAGTTGGTTTACAATTCGACGAATCAAAGTCACAGAATCCATTTGCATACTACACTGCTA